AAGTTTAATCGTATGTGGCACACTCTGGCATTGCATCTCCAAAAATTTAAATATAAAGCACATGGAGATTGTACTCGCTTTGATGGAACTGCCCAACCTGTAACGTTTGACTTTCTCTCTGAGTTGAGAAATTCTTTTCTTAATACTGACCAAATGAAGAAGTTTGTTCAGTACTTTTATGATAACGTTGTTAACTCTGTTATTGCTGGTTCAGAAGGTGATTTGTTTAGAAAGGTCATGGGCCAGCCATCTGGCCAAGGAAATACTTTACATGACAATTCAATAATTCACACTATGTATTTCTTTTACCATTGGTGTTTATTCGTCGTCCCCAAGGATCCTGTGAAGTTTAGGTCCTCTTGGGCCTCTTTCCAAGAACATGTGTGTCTTGTTATCATGGGTGATGACGTTGTGTACTCATATGGTGAAGATGTTGTTGAATATATGCACCCGTCTAAAGTTGCTGAGAGTTTCAAGTCGCTTGGCGTTACGTTAAAGTTTGGTGAAGAAGTCACTGAAAACGTCGAGGATTTGGAATTCTGTAGTATGCGTTGGCAGATTGACGGTGGAGTTTATGTACCAATCATGAAGAGAGACAAAATGCTTGCTTCCCTCCTTCTTAAAGATAATGAAAACCACAGATTGTATTTGACCCGCTTACTCGGTATTCGTGTTGAGTCTTGGTGGGACCCATATATGCGAGAGTTCACAAACTCCTTGCTAAAGTGGTTCTTAATTAAATATGAGGGTGAGTTACACTCAAAGAAGTCGCATTGTCCATCCATTTTTCATGATGATCCGGATTTTGATACCGTTATGATTCTGAATTGGCCTGCTTTAGTTATTGATTATCATTATAAGCAGGCATTTGCTTGAAATTTTAAGTTACTACTGTTTGTTTCTTTTTTTTTCACTAGTAATTTATTTTCATGTTTATATATGTATACGGTTTTTTATGTAATAAGCTTACCGTTTTAAAAATTATTATGTCTTTGTATAACACTAAATCACCTTACGCTGCCACTTGGCAAGATCTCGGCACTGACATTGCCGATATGAAGAAGACTTTTATGGGCTCAATTCCCGAAGGTAATGACTCCCATTGGAGAGACGCTTTCTCCACTTTAGGACTTTCGGCCCCCTCAAATCAAACTTCCAGGGTTTTTCACCGCGCGCTTTATCCAATTGCCGGCACTGCTGTGTCAGCAATTCGTGGACTAACTAATGGTTATAAGTCGTCAGCGAGAACACCTAGGGACGACTTTAAAAATAGTTATAAAATGTCTACACCTGGAAAAAGAGAAGGGGCTCGCCGCCGCCCTAAGGCGCGCAGATTTGGTCGTCCTAAGAGGCGCTTTGGCGCCAATGGTCGAATGAATGGCAGAACGGCCTCCGATAACAAGAAGGTCGCAAATTTTAAGAAGCGTGTTCGTGCACGCAAGCAGTTAACCGGCTTCGTTAGAAATACTAAAAATCAACCAGTTGCTCAAACTTCTATCATTGATATTGGTCCTCGTATGAGTCAAGTCCCTGTCCGTAATGGTACCAGGATGAGATTCAAGGTTTTATATGATGAGGTTCACAGTTGGTATCATGTTACAACTGCTGTTGTTGATGCTAAAGGCGTTGGATTGTATGATACTCAATCCACTCCACCAACGCCCTATGCCGGTTTCCCTGTTCATCCTGCCTGGGAATACTATCAACCCG